TTAATCAACCATTTTGAGTTTGAAGACACTAACAAACTTAATAGGTTTCTATATTTAGAAGCCCCTCTAGAAATTTTTGGTCACGCTGACCAATTGTCAGATGGTCTAATGAACCATTTTAATTCTTTTTTAACGGAAATCGCTGATGACGGTGAACATGAAATCGTTCTAATTAGTAGAGAAGTGGAAAAAAGTATTCCATCAACATTTTTCTTTTTATCTAAAACTGGTTGTCGTGCAACAAATTTAAAATTTGTGACAACATATGCTGATAAATGGGATGACGTTGATGTATTGATTACTGCAAATCCACAAACTCTCGATTCAAAACCTTCTGGTAAAATAAGCGTTAAAGTTAACGCATCTTATAATAAAACCACGCCATCTGATTACGAAATCGACTCAATCTTAGACTTTATACGAGATGAAGAGTTGCGTGAAAAAATATTGAATACTAAAATAACATCTTACGAAGAACTAAACTAATATGATTGAATTCGGTGGTAGCATCTATTACATAGATTTGGATGCGTTAGAAAAAACAATAAAACCAGTTGGTGCAGAACCAACAGATAAAGTGGTTGACCGTGAAGAAAAAGCATATTTAGATGCTGAAGGCAAAATGACTGGTAGTGAAATAACTGAAGTTACTAGAGAACGAGGTCGTGAAATCGATGGTGCCAAATATGAAATGGTTAGATTAATGATAGAAATATTAATGGATGGCACTGAAGAAACAGATGACGATACATTGGGTGCTGATAGAGCTTTAGAAAAAACATCATTATCTTACAAAATAGCATTTAATACACTTTATAATTACGGAATATTAAAAGAACAAGAATAACATTATAATATTAAATAATAAAACAAAATGGAAGAACAAAAAAAACAAGTAGCAGAACAAATTAAACAAGTTAAAGAAGTTCTAGCAAAATTAGAATCAAAAGATTTTAATTTATACTTTTTTACGTTGGATACAAAAGGTAACCCAACTGCTGGTATTGCAAACATTTACGAGCATGTTAAAATTTTAAATGATTTGGGTTTCAAAGCTTCAATCCTACACGAAAAAAATGATTACAAATTAAGAGGTGACCAAGAAGGTAACGGTATTGCTGATTGGTTAGGTGAAGAATACGCTTCATTACCACACGTATCGATTGAAGGTCAACAATTAAATATTAGCCCAGCTGATTTTATTGTTATCCCAGAAATCTTCTCTAATATTATGGACCAAGTTAAAACTTTTCCATGTAAAAAAGTTGTTTTCTCACAAAGTTACGACTACTTATTAGAATTATTACAAATCGGTAAAAGATGGAATGTTGATTACGGTTTCAATGACGTTATTACAACGTCAGATAAACAAGCTAATTACTTGAAAACTTTATTCCCATCTATCAACACACATGTTGTCCCAGTATCAATCCCATCTTACTTTAAAGACAGCGAAAAACCTAAAATTCCAGTTGTTTCGATATTAACAAGAAACCAAGGTGACGCTGCTAAAATCGCTAAATCATTTTATTTACAATTCCCAATCTATAAATGGATTACATTTAAAGAGTTGAGAGGTTTACCTAGACAACAATTTGCTAATGAATTAGCTAAATCTTGTTTAGCTGTATGGGTTGATGACCAATCTGGATTTGGTACATTCCCATTAGAAGCTATTGAATGTAACACCCCAGTTATTGGTAAAATGCCTAACATGATTCCAGAATGGATGGAAAATGTTGATGCTGACGGAAATGTTATCATAAAACAAAATGGTGTTTGGACTAACACTACATTAAACATCCCAGAACTAATTGCAACTTATTTAAAAGTTTGGTTAGAAGATTCAGTTCCTAGTGATTTAACTGATGCTATAAATGAAACTAAAGGTTCATACACATCAGAAAAACAAGTTGAAAAAGCAATTGCAGCTTACTCAACGATGCTTGAAAATAGAATTAATGAAATGAGAATTTCTTTAGAAACTTTAGAAAACGCTCAAAAAGAATTAGAAACGACTAACGCTTAATTAAAACATTATAAAAATGGAAAAAACAAATATTTCGGTTATTATACCAGTTCATGAATTGAACGAAGAAACAAAAATTTTATTCAATAACGCAGTACAGAGTGTTGCTGACCAAACGGTTAGACCAGATGAACTGATAGTTGTTGTACCTAAAGGAAGTGAAACAGCCAAAACAGTTAAAGCTGCTGATTTTGGTGATTTAAAAAAGATTGTGGTTATCGCTGAAAACGATGGTGAAACTGATTTTGCAACACAAATTAACTACGGTGTTTCAGTATGTAAATCAGAATGGTTCTCAATATTAGAATTTGATGATGAATACGCTAAAATTTGGTTTAAAAATGTTGTTGAGTACAAAAAAGCTCACACTAATGTAGATATCTTTATGCCAATTATAATCGATGTTGACTCAAACAATCAATTTTTAGGGTTCACAAATGAAGCTGTTTGGGCTCAAAGTTTCTCTGATGAATTAGGTATTTTAGATAACAACGCATTGTTAGCATACCAGAACTTTAATATTGATGGTATCGTGATGAAAAAATCGATTTATGAAGAATTTGGTGGCTTTAAACCTAGTATCAAATTAACTTTCATTTATGAGTTCTTGTTACGTATGACATTCAAAGATGCTAGAGTAATGGTTATACCAAGATTTGGTTACAAACATATAAATCAAAGAAGTGGCTCTTTATTCGCTAGTTATAAAGAAACCTTAGACCCAGCAGAGGCTAAATGGTGGTTAGCACAAGCTAAAAAAGAGTATTATTTCCCTAACGATAGAAAAATAACATATGAAGCTTAATATTAATAAAAGGTGAATAAACGAGGACGCAAAAGAAAAAACGATATGTATTTTGGTCCAAATGAAGAAGAAGCCGTTATTAATTTTTTAGAGTCAGAAGACGAAGCAGAAAGGAATCTAATTTTTAACGAGTGGTTAAAAGCTCCACTCGATAAAATGATAGAATCGATTATTAGAAGGTACAAATTATATAGGAAAGGGGAGACGTTTGAAGAGCTGCATAGCGATACGGTCTCCTTTCTTATGACAAAAGTACATAAGTTTGAAAGAGGACGAGGGAAAAAAGCTTATTCATATTTTGGGACAATAAGTAAAAATTATATTTTAGGATTACTTATTAAAGACGAAAAACATATGAAACAGACAACATCATACGAAGATATGTCTGACAATTTGGAAGAACGACCAGATTTAACTTATGTTATAGACAACGAAACTACATCAATGGATGATTTTATTAAATCATTATGTGATGGCATAAGAGAAGAGTTAGATGATGAAGATTTACCAGTCAAAAAGAGGTTAAGTGATAACGAAAAAAAAGTAGGTTACGCATTAATTGACATTTTAGATAATTGGGAAACAGCATTTGACTCGATGGACGGGGGTTCAAAGTATAATAAAAATTCAGTGCTAGAAACCATGAGAAATTACACTAACCTATCAACTAAAGATATTAGGTTAGCGATGAAAAGGTTTAAAGAACTTTACGAGGTACTAAAAAACCATGGTTTGTAGATAAAATTTGCAATAAAACCGTATTATTAGGTATTTATAGTAAAACTAGAAATCATGCCAAGAAAAAAGAAACAAGACGTAAAAGTAAACAACTCTGAATCATTAGAAGGGTTAATGCAAGAAACCTATAATGATGCTTGTTTACAAATAAATGATGCTCAAAGAACTATTAATGAGCTATCTGCTAGTGCTGTACCAGTAGATGTTGACGATTTGACTAAAATTGCTAAAGAAAAAGGTAACTTATTAAAAGTTAAAGATTCGGCAATTAGAATCAAACTAGAATTAGCTAAATTACAAAGCGATATTATTAAAAGTCGTGGTGATGCTGAAGCAGCTATTAGTGAAAGAACTAATGGTGCTGCATCTTTAAACGATTTCAAATCTATTAGAGAGATGATTAAAAATAATAATGTTGAAAATGATTTAGAAAACGAAATTGATTAACCATGTCAGTAGTTGATAGTAAGAAAAAAGTTTTTGGTCAAATTGCCGCATTAAAAACCGCAACTAGTGGCTTACCTAAATTTAAGGATAAGTCATCATTCTCATCGGTTAATAATAAAGGAGATGTTATTAATTTCTTAACGGATATTATTATATCTTTAATAGGAACTATTGCGCTAGTAAATGCGATTGTAGAGATTATCACAAACTCTTTGGGTAAGATTGAGAAAGATATTAAAAAAGCCCTTAAAACCGAATTAAAATCAATTGTTAGTTGTGGTGTTAATCCTAGTCTACCAGACTTCATCAAATCAACTGGTGGTGGTATTGTAATAGAAGTTAAAAAAATAGATTTCATTAATTTGTTTAAAATAAAACCAGACTCACCAGTCGGTAAATTATTATATAACGATGTCACTCCAACTCTTACTGATTCAACTGATTTTAATACATTTTTAGCTGGTGTGATACAAGCTGACGGTACTACTTATACATGGAAAAACATGTTTGATATTACTTTCAATTCAATAGGTACATCAACTAGACCAAACAATAGTTTAACCATCAAAGCTAATTCAACTTATAATACAAAAACACTTAATGACCTAAATAATAATTTTATAGATTCATTAACATTGTTTAATATTGATAACATTGTTAGTAGAATAGTAGAGATTATTTTTGGTTCAATTTCATTTAGTATTTCAAAAACTAGAAAACAGTTAGAACAAGAAGAAAAAATAAATAAAATCATTGATAAAATGGTTGACGAGGACATCAACACAAAAGATGGTGACTCAAGCAGTGATGGGTTTTTTGAATTTTCAAACGATGAAATGCTTGTTATAGAACAACGTTCTAGTGAAAGACAACGAGGTATTGTTAAAATTAAAACTAGTGAAACGATTGATAGTTCAGTACCAGTTTCAACACTTACATCTTTTACTGAAACAATGTCAACTGCAATAACACAACAAGATAAAAAAGCAAAACTAGCAAATGGTTTAGAAACCATGGCTAATACCAGTGCTATCAGAGTTGGTAACCCAACAGATAAAGTAAGTGTTAAATTAAATTTCTTTTTATCAATAATCAATAACTTAATTAAAGTCATTGTTGGTATAGTATTATCACCAAAAATTGTTATGATATTTTTGATAAATTACAAAATTGTTTATGGACCAACAGCAACTTATGTTGATGGGGTTGATTTTATTAAAAAGAATAAAAAACTTTTTAAACAAATAATAAAAAGAATTGCTGGTATGATTATCAGAATACTATTAGCGATTGCAATGAAAAGAATACAAGAACTAGTTACTGAATGGGCTATTAAAAAAGCGGTAGAAAAAGGTTTATTCACAAAATTGCAAATGCTAAGTTTAGTTGGGATACCACCAGTAGCTCTTAATACTATAAAAGGATTAATGTGAAGTTTGATATATCTACAATTACTGGTGTTATAAACATTATTACAACAGCGTTTGCTATACCAAACGCACCAGTAGCACCATTACCACCACCTTTGATTTTAACTGGTGGTGCTCTAAGACCAGGCCTATCAGCAAAAGAAATTGCTGCTAGAATTATTTCTAAACAATCTAAATCTGGTAGACAAGTTGGTAACGTGTTTGCCGATGGTGATAATGTTGAAGAATCAATGGAGTTAATTAGAATACAAGAAATAATTGATGCGTTACTATATGAATCAGTTGTTAACGTAGCAATCCAACCAGGAACCTCAGTATCTACTGTTGGTGTTGGTAATTTAGGTGCACCAGTTGTATCTCAAGGTTTTACAACAACAATAGGTATTGGTTCTGGTATAATTAGATAAAAATTAATACTATGGAAGAAGTTAAACAAAAAGACGAATTTGAATCAAAAACAAATAATGAGATTTTATTTGAGATTAAACAAATGGAAGCTGACCATGAAGCTATTAAATTAAAAATGATAAAAGATTACGACAGATTAGTTGAAATAGAACAACGATTTGATAGAGCTAATAAAATATTGGTTAAAAGACTTAAAGGTGAATAATGGGAAATAACGGTACAGATAAGGTTTGGATAAATGGTGGTCAAAGTTTATATAAACAAGACAACTTTGAATACATCAAAATGGGTAAAGTTGTATCTATACAAGATGAATATGGTATGGGTAGAATCAGAGTTAGGGTTTTTGGTAACCAAAACGTTGGTGGTGATAACAACGTACTTGACGATGATTTAGGTTATGCATTTCCATTAATCCCAAAACATTTATCTATAATACCTAAAGTAGGTGAAATGGTTTGGGTACTTGTAATTGGTAAAACAAAACAAAGAGTTGATAGATTTTATTTTGGTCCAGTTATTTCACAATTAAACAAACTAGAATATGATGATTTCGATTCTCAGTCACCTCAAAGACCTTTTACTTTTGCATCTAGGAAGCCAGATAGAGCTGTTACTGCCAGAGACACAACTAATTTTGTTATACCAGAATTAATCGGTGTGTTTCCTAAAGCTGATGAGGTTTCAATTCAAGGTAGGTTTAATACGGATATAACACAAAAAAAGAATGAAGTTGTAATTAGAGCTGGTAAATTTGAACCATCAACATCGAATGAATTTAAAATACAATTTAATTATAAAACACAAGCATTTATTCAAATTAAAAATGATGTTACTTATCCTAGTGTGTCAAACCCAGAACAAACAGAAAAAGGTACTGTAACTAATATTGTTGCTAATAAAATAAATTTATTAACACATAAAGATGGTACCCCAACAATAACACTAGACAATGAGATGTTGATTAATGATGAAGAATTAAATAAAATTCTTACTGAAGCTCATCAAGTTCCGTTTGGTGATATTTTATTGGAATATTTAAAACTATTAAAGAACGCCATCTTTTCACACGTACACAATGGTAACGGTAACCCAGCAACTGATTTAGCATCGTCTGGTAATATTCAAGCGATTGGTGCTTTAAGAGCTAAAGCTGAAGACTTAGAAAGTAGAATGTTATCTAAAAACATACGTATTAATTAATCTTTTTAGATATTTATAATAAAAAGAACTAAAATGGTAATACGCACATACTTCGATAAAAACAATACGATTGTATATAACTCAAACATTAATACTGGTTTAAACCCTATAAGTGAAATATTTTATGGTGGTTCAGATGCCCTACATACTTATAGTAGATTTTTATTTCACTTTGATGAGACTAAATTAAAATCACTATATTCTGGTGGTACATTCCCAGATTTAACTAAATTAAAACATACTCTTAGAATGACAAATACGGGTGCGTTTGATAAAGAATTATTAAACACATACATGGGTTCTAAACTAAGAACAACGTCATTTAATTTGATATTATTTAGAATTGACCAAGAATGGGATAATGGTGTTGGTTATGACTATGAACAACCTTTATTGGTATATGGTGACCCAGCTTATTTTAATGGGCCATCAAATTGGGTTAGGTCACAAACTGGTATTGAATGGAGTGGTGGTTCTGGAGTTTATTCTGGTTCACCTAGTGCTATTACAATCACTTATCAACACTTTGACAAAGGTAATGAAAACTTAGAAATGGACATTACTGATTATGTTAATGGTGTATTGACTGGAAACACGAACTATGGTTTAGGTATTGCATATGATAAAATTTATGAAGATTTACAAACAGCTGTTCCACAATACGTTGGTTTCTTTACAAACAATACTCAAACATTTTATGAACCATTTATTGAAACTATTTATGATAACCATATAAAAGATGATAGATATGATTTCTATACTGAAAAACACAACAAATTATACCTATACGTTAATGTGGGTGGTAACCCTACTAATTTAGATAACATACCTAGCGTTAATGTTTACGATAACGACAATGTTTTATTTTCAGCATATACGTCATCAGATGTTAAACATATAACAAAAGGTGTTTACTCAATAGATTTATTTGTTCCATCAACATATAATGATTGTGTTATGTTTAATGATGTTTGGACTGGTGTATCAATTAACGGTGTTTCTAGACCAAATATTTCATTAGATTTTGTGCTTAAAGATTCTTTTCAATATTACAATATTGGTGATGATTCATCGTTACCTAAAAAAGTTGCTGTAACAGTAACTGGTATTCAAAACAATGAAAAAATAAAACGTGGTGATATAAGAAAAGTAATAGTTTCAGCTAGAATACCTTATACTGTTGAACAATCACAACTTATAGACGATATTAAATATCGTTTATACGTAACTGAAGGTAAACCAGAATTTACTGTTATTGATTTCCAACCATTAGAAAAAACTAACACTCACTATTATTTCTTATTGGATACCGATAGTTTAATACCAAACACTTATTACTTAGATATTTTAGTTACTTCTAATTTAGAAACAACAACACTAAAAAGTGTGTTACAATTCGATATTATTAGTCAAGTTGAATTAAGAAAAGGTCAATAGACTTGACCCTTTTCTATTTTTGCATATATTTATTATTGTGTTAACTCACAGTATTGGTCCCGACCATTAAAAACGGTTTAGAGCTGTCAAGGCAGCAAAGGTATCGGTACAATAATAACAAATATTAAAAGTTAATAAAATGTATTTAAATTATTCTGCGGCACCATCTGTGCCTTCAGCAAATATTGCTGTAAACAAATCAAGACTTAAAGTCTACAAGAATACGGGCGATTTGCCAACGTATTATCTTAAATCTGGTACAGAGTTCCAGATTGAATTATTTAATCCAACTACGGACGTTATTTTAACCAAAATCGAGCTTAATGGGAAACAAATCTCACAAGGTGGATTGGTATTAAACCCAGGCCAACGTGTTTTCTTAGATAGATATATCGATGTTGCTAAAAAATTCTTATTTGATACATATGAAGTATCAAACACTCAAGAAGTAAAAGAAGCTATAAAAAACAACGGTGATTTCAAAGTTAGTTTTTATCGTGAATCAAAACCATATTATGGTGGTTATGGTTCATTACCAATGAATCCAGTTATATATGGTAGTCCGTCCATAAATAGCGTTCCAATTGGTTCTAGCGGTACTGGATATGTTAATGGTGTTAGTGGTACACTAAATTTAACGTCAGTTTCTACCAGTTATTATAATGCTAATATTACACCTACAAGTAATTCAATTACATTAGATAGTCTTAACTTAGAAAGCGAACCAGTGACTAAATCAAGTCCTACTAGAAGTTTTGCTAAGAAATCTAAATCAATTGAAACTGGTAGAGTTGAAAAAGGTTCTGATTCAAATCAAAAATTAACAACAGTTAGTAAAGATTTTGATAATTTCCCTTTCCATAGTGTGGAATATAAATTATTACCAATATCACAAAAAATAAACACAGTTGAAGACTTGCAAGTAAAAGTATATTGCACAAACTGTGGTGCTAAATTAGGAAAAGGTCACAAATATTGCAGTCAGTGTGGTGGTAAAGTTTAACTACAAATTTTCTAAAAAGTTTAAAGCTTCAGATTCAGATTTGAAGCTTTTTTCTTTTCTTTTACCTTCTAAATAATAAGTTGCTCTCCATCTATTTCTATTTTTTCTAAAACAAATATTTTTATGTCTAGAAGTTAATAAAGTACCATCATGTTTCAATTCAATTTGGGTGAAAAATTTTTCTTTTTTTCTAGTTAAACAAATACAATTATTGTAATAAATAAAATCTCTAAACAAAATTATATCATTTTTTCTTCTGATTTCAAATTGAAAAGTATTTTTTCCCTTAGTTAATTGATTAATCTTTGTTTTAGTGATATTTAATTCTTTTATCAAAACATTTTGAATTCCTTCTAACATTTCATAAGTACCAACAAAATGTACTCTTAAACTAGATGTGTGTTTATTTTTGGTAATGGAGACACACCCATCACCATCAAAATAACCTCTAATATAATCTTTTAAATATTTATTAGGTATTTTATCAGAAAATTTTAAAATTAAAGATTTATTTGGAATCAAACCAAAATTTTTTAATTGCTCTGAAATCATTTTATTTTGGAAACTAAAAGATAATGAATTAGTTTTTTTGACTGAAAAAATAGGTTTGTTGGTATTTAATTTTTGTTTAAATACCTCAATAATTTCAATATCTTTTTTTGAAAGATTTAATGTTATTTTTCCTTTATCACTTATTGAACCATCAGCAAATAGTAATCCAATAAAATATGATGATTCTTCATTTATTTCATCAAAAAATTTTAAATTATAATTATATAACATATTTTTTTTATTATAAATATAATGAATATATCTAAAAAGTCAAATATTTTGTGGTCAATGCGGCACAAAAGCATAAATAAAATTAACGAGTTAACACATAAAAATAACCGAGGATTTGTATTCTCGGTTTTTTTATTGTACATTTGTTAAAAATATTGTTATGAAAAATCTAGAAAAAGAATTATTAGAAGCAGCGTTGATGGATATTAAAAAGTTGGTTAAAGAATATCCTAATGACATGGATTTAGGTAAACACGTTAGAAGTTATTTTCTTAATTTACCAGAAATGGTTGAAAATTTTAGAGAAGAGTTTTCCTCTAATAAAAATAAATATGATGAAGGATTGAAGTGAATCTATCTTTCAAGACTATAAATCATATGCCATACATCTAATGATGGGTGTTTTTTAAAAAATTCATCACCTTTAGATATTAGTGCGTCTAATTTTGGTTTACCTAGAGTGTAAATGAATTGTGTTTTATGTAATTCTCTACCTCTATCAATCCATTTATCTTGTTCTGGGTCATCACCATACATGCTATCAAACCATTCTTCTTTATCGGTTTGTTGTGTTCTGATTATTGGTTTCTTTTCAACATCATTTCTGGAAGCAAATTTTTCCCACACATTCATCGCTTCCTCACTCGTTGATGAATCATCGGACATTGTAACACCTTTCGGATATACGTGAGTCATTACCAATTCATATAATAATGGACCATAGCCTTTTTCAGCATATGCACCATAAATACCATATACATCACCTAGTGTCTGACCAAAACCAATATATCCTTTTGGGTCAGCGTATTCAGTATCAATAAGTAAGAATATATTATCGTCCCTAAGAAAGATAACGGCTAGATTTTTAGTATCATTTATGGTTACTCTAGCTTCAAATAATTCATCAAAAATTTCACTTAGTTTCATATCTATAAATATCTCTATAAAAACAAAAAAGGCTAGATTGCTCTAGCCTTTTAAGTTTTATTTTAAATTAAGATTATCTTAATTCGTTAGGGTTGAATGTAACCACACCGTCAACTCTCAAGTGACCATAGAAACGGTTGTTAACCACTTTCTTAGCATATCTTGTCATAATACCCTTAACTGGGGCAAAGTTGAATGGATTGTACATTGTTGGAGTTAATTGTAACGGCACGTATGGTGCGTAGATATAACCAGTGTCTAACAATGACTTACCTTTGTGACCAATGATTACTGAGTAAGCTGGTGCATAAGGGTCACGGTACACTTGGTAACGTCCGCTTAAAGAACCGATTCTTTCAATACCCATGTTGTATTGGTCTTGCTCTGGGTTAGCATCAGATACGTGGAAGTATTCTAAATCATCAAAGATAGCAGAAATTTCTGAAGATACAACGATGAAGTTAGCACCACCTCTTAACGTAGATTTATGGATTTGAGCAGAGATTTGGTTTAATTTTGTGATTAAAGTTTGGTTCCACTCTTTTTGTGTGTATGGGTTAGCAGATGTAGCAGCTTTTCTCCATCCGTTGTAATCCCAACGTAATTGCCATGCAGCGGCTTTACGTAAATCTCTCAAGATTTCACGGTCAATCTCAGCAGCAACTTGCTCAGATAACATTGCTGTTAATTCAGCCTCAGCATCGATGTTGTGGAATGCACTAACGTCTTGCGCTAATTCTGGAGACCAAGTAGCTCTTAATTTTCTCTCTTCAACAGATACAACAACTTCATCTAATTTGAATGATACTTCACCCATTTCAGTTTCAAGTTCTAATGTTGCATATTCAGCCCAAGCAGCGTTGAATGTGAATGCAGATACAGTAGTTGCAGAAGCACCAACATATCCATCATAAGTAGCTGTACCAGCAGCAACAGCACCAGTAGCAGTTGTACCAACTGGGTGAGTAACGTCTAACGCTAAGAAGATAGAACCAGTAGCATCAGTTAATGATGTATAGTCTACAATTCCTTTACCGTATCTTTGAGTTACAACTCTGAATGGTACAGATTTGTTTGCAGCAACGATAACGTTACCATCTTTATCTAAGATGTTACCAGTAGTAACAACTTGTAATGAAGCCAAGAATGACTCAGTATCCATTTGGTTACCATCAGCACCAGTTAATACTTGTTTGTTTGTGTTGCTTGGTGAAAAACCAGAGATAGCAACGATGATTTCTCTTACTGAACCGTCAGTTGCAGTAGCTAAAGTACCAGCACCAGCTAAAGCTGCGTTGAAGTTACCGTTAGAATCTAAAGCGAATTTAGGAACGTTTGAGTGAGTACGGATAGTCAATGTACCTTTTGAGTTATCGAATAAACCGTCATTGTAGAATATATCATACAAGTTTTTAGCTTCCATTTGTGTTACAGCACATGTACCAGCAGATGGTAATACACATGAAGGAATACCAGTGTTTGCAAATGATGTGTGTGCAGAATATGTAGTTCCGTAAACATCAGAAGCAGCTGTTGTGTTATAATCAGAACCAGCAACACCAGAACCGTCAACACGGCTAGAAGTTTGTGGTACGAAGTAGAACAATTTACCAATTGGCATGTTCATAGCTTGTACAGACACAATGTCGTTAGCTAATAATTTAGAGAAAACACGTCTTACGATAGGGAAAACTACAGTTTCGAATGAACCAGAGTTTGTTGCTGTCGTAGTTTCAGTTAATAATGAAGACGCTTGGTTTTCATATAACTGAGCGATATTTTCTTTTACGTGGCCTCTAAGACCTTCTAAGAATCCTAATGATTCCCATTTGTTTTGAGTTTCCAAACGGATAGCCTTCATGTGGTTTAATCCGATGTTACCTACTTGTCCAGATGTTAATAAATGTGACATAATTGTTTTTTATTTTTTGTTATAAGGTTATTATTTTCTTTTCTCAACTCTGTTAATCAAATCCATGATTCTCTTCGTTGATGGGTCAACATACGCAGTACTTTCGTTTAATTGTTTAGAAGTACTTGTAGCCGCCTCTTTAATGATTTTATTCTCTACTGACTCAGCAATCGGTTTTCTATTATCTAATTCGTTTGCAATAGTTTTGTAAAGTTTTTTAGACTCTTTAAGGTTAGTTACTTCCTCATCAAATCTTTTTATAATGTTTTGTTTTTCAGCTTTTGTTGTAGAGTGTTCCATAAATAATTTTGTAACATAAGTTAAATTACTATTGAAAACAACCGTTTCAACTAACTTAGTTCTAAATTCTTTAAGAGCTGTTCTGAATTCTTCATTCTCAACTTTTAATTTTTTAGCTTCAGTTAATAAGCTGTTATATTTTTTCGCTGTTTCAGAAACTATTTGTCTAGCTTTTTGAACTTCTTCAAGTTTTTCACCGTCAACAGATTTTTTACCGTAACCTAAGTGTGAAGAACCATGTCTTCTTTGACCTTGGTGACCAGCAGCACCGTTTACATTACCGATGTTTTCTTCTAATTCATCTTCTTCTTCAGTTTCTTCTTCGTCAGAAGCAATAACATCTAAGTTTTCACCTTCTTCTTCAGAACCCTCTTCAGATTCGTCTTCATCATCCATTTCGATATCGTATTCAACATCATCAGTTTCGTCACCCATTTCGTCAGCATCGATATCTAACTCATCAGTGTCATCCACATCATTTAGTGAATCTAATTTTACGATATACTCACCTGGTTCTGTTACGTTTAAGTGAAGTTCATCACCAACAATTTCGATTTCATCATCACCACTTAATTTTTTGTAGATAGCGATAACATCATCGTCTGAAGCTCCAGTCATGTCAAGTTCTTCTAGTGACTCTTCACCCTTACCTTCTTCGTACATACCTTCTTCGTACATACCTTCTTCGTACATGCCTTCATTCATTTTTTCTTCTTCGACATCTTCTTTAGATTCTTTCATTTCAGATTTCTCTTTTTTCTCTTCACCTTTTTCGTGTTCAGCTTTTTTTTCTTCTTTAGATTCAGCTTTTTCGTGTTCAGCGTGAGATGTTTCTTCTAAAGTATCGACATCTTCTTCTTCATAAATCTTTTCGGATAAAGATTCTTTCACAACACCGTCAATTTCTTCTTTCGCTACAGAACGAAGTATTTCTTTTGTGTTAGCATTGAGAGCGTTTTGAATATTTGTGATATCCAAAAGTGCTTCTTCAAGTATTGATTTTTTTTCTGCCATTTTATGTTAATTTAATATTTTTTATAATAGCTAATTATGAGTTTATCCTCATTTGTTAATAAATATGTGTATTTTAACGAAAAATCATTTTTATCAAAAAAAAATTATTATTCAGATAAAAATTTATCTAAATCATCTAATAGATTTTCTTTTAATAATGGTTTTTTCACTTCTACATTTTCAACGTATGGTCTTAGTTCTTCTGCACTTCTTCCAATCCATGCATCTGGTGTAGATGGTGCGGTAACAACATCCCAACAAATAATCTCAAAATCATCTTGTACTATTTGTTCGCCATTCTTACCTTCTTTTAATGAACCTACCCCACGTGACGATACACCAATCTTAATTCTGTTTCTTAACATGTTGGCAACATCATCACCTTTACATGATATAATACCATAATTAACAAACCCAGGGCTCATAATGATTTCCATCTTACCCATAAGTGTGTGACCTTCCCACCACGTTTCAATAATGTTGTGTGATATTCTATCACCAGCAATTATAGAACTTTCTGGGTGGTCTAGTTCACCTACAGCCCTACGTTCACGTATAGCTTGTTGATAAATTTTGTCTTGTGATTTAAGTACTGCTTCTGGATAAATCCTACCGTTTCTATTTAGGATACCGTATTTTTGTAATACTACATAAACGATAAGAGGTTCGGCAATTACTAATTTGCCAGATTCTAATTTTTTAATTTCATTAATGAAAGGTTGGTTTCTTGGTTCGTCTGGACTAATATATCCAGCATCATGTTCAATCAAATAACCAAACCCACTTTGACCACGTTTAAGTACCTTTATATTGTTATAATTCATATCCATAATTAATTGCTTATAGATATAAATATATTCCGATAACAAAAAAAGCCCCATACGGGGCTTTAATTAATTTTTTTTCTTATTAAATTTGAACGTTTTGTTATTCTCAAAAACATTTTTAATCAAATAATCAGTCAACACTTCTAAATTTTCTTTCATGTATGTTGATGTTATTGAATGTTCGTTAAATAGATACAATGTAACCTCACAACTCATAAAACTTCTTTTACCGTATCTTATTCCAGATTCCCTAATATCTAAATCTACTATGGTTCTCTGTTTATCAAACAAACACTCATTATCTGAATCAAAAACATTAAATAATGTTTGTTTTATTTTTTTGTTAAGTGACCTAATACTTGAAGTATAATTAACGTTATCATCATCTATCGGCTCAGCCCATGAAGATATGTTTATATAAATCGCTTTAGGGTTTTTATTATTAACGCTACCAAAAGTTACGTTATAATTTTTAAAAATGTTTGTTTTTACCTCTTTTCCCGTCTTCATATTTTTTTTTATTAATTATAATAAAAATCCAGGAGAAAGTCAATACCCTTAGTTCGTTTTTAACGATGCTCTCAATTCAACCAATTTAGATATATTTTTTGGATAATCCTCATTGATTTCTTGTTTGTCATTTAATAATTTATCTTTTACACGAAGTAATCTGTCTTTTGTATCTAAATCAGATTCTTTTAATTTTTCATTAATCAAATCAATACATTCTCTAATTGTGTTTGAGTAAACTTCTTTTTTAGTAGTATCATCTGAATCAATAAGAGTTTTAAGTATTTGTTTTTCTGATTCATCTAAAGATGAATATTTGTCGTTGTATTTTTCAACCATTATTTTTGATACAACACTATTTGGTAAACCATAACCTTCTTGATTTTCTTTTATAGTATTACTCATTATGTAGTTAATAACATATGATTTAGCCTCAACTATTGATTCAATAGTTTTAGATGTTTTACCAGTACATAACAAAATGGAAATATTTTCATGCAAATCTTTTTTATCGTATTCGTACTCTTTTTCCCAAATGATTCCTTCAGCTAATTTTTTATTAGCTTTTAAAATTTCAGATGTGTTATATTCCGACATGATACTCAAACACTCATCTAAAAATATTTTAGCCTTTGTTTCGTTAGGTTCAACTTTATTTTCAATCAAATCGTATATCAAAAATTGATTTTTCAAAATCTCATTTTCTTTTATAGTTTTAACATAAGATTTAAACAAATCTTTTTTATCTTTGCTTTTAGTAATAACGCTTTCTACAAGTATTTCATTGTATGCGTTTTTTATCTTACCAAAGTTTTTTACGGTGTTTGTAATATCTATTTTAGCCATTTTAATTTTTTATTATAAATATCTTATCTGAAATAAAAAAGATTATTCTTCCAACATTTTATCGATATCGTCAATTATGTTATCAATCTCTTTGTTTATTTTAAGATTTTTATCGTATATTTTTATTTTCTCAACTTTTGAAGTGTTATCTGGTTTTATAGTCTCAACCAATATATCAACATATTTGTTTTTATACTTGTTGGCTCTTTGTGTTAAATTATTAGATAATATATTTCTTTGTTCAGCCAATAATTTTTCAGTTCTTTTTATAGTTTCAGCAACTGGTTCACCAGCAGCAGCTTCAATAGAACCAGTTTCACCACCAGCTTCTGTTGCGGCTGCACCTTCTTCTCCAGCAGCCTCTTCAGCACCAGCTTCACCTTCACCACCAAAATCTAAATCTTCACCACCGAAGCCGCCTCCACCGAAGCCGCCTCCACCGCCACCACCAGCAGAACCTTCGTCACCACCTTCAGCACCAGCACCACCGCCACCATTAAGGGCAGCTTGGTAATCCCCATAAATTCTATCAACAGTATCGAACATACCAGTATGTTTAATAACAGCAGCAGTATTCGCCAATTCAGCAGCAGCTGCTTTTTCCATGCGTTGTTCAAGTAAATCTTGTTTAATCTCATCATCTGACCAACCCATAATTTCTCTATGTGCACGTGTCCATGACATAGTTCCAAATCCATTACCAATATCAGCAACAGCGTCTTTAAGTAATGTAACTTTAAGTTGTAAATGTTCAACTTTAAGCATTTCAGCTTGTGTTGATGGGTTATTTAATGTTAATGTAAAATTATCTAACTCGTCTTCAAAACCTAACAAATATAAATGAATGATTGCTATTTTATTTAATTCTTGTAAAATAGATTGCTGAATACGATTTATCGTTCTAGAAAAACGGATATCTTGTAATGCTAAGTTTTTACCTTCACCAGTTGCTTCTTCAAAACCCAAGAATGGTTTAGGAACACGTAATGCGGTAAATAAATTACTTCTTAGATATTCAATATCTGCAATTTGGTCAAGATTGGATGCACCTGGCAATGTATCGATTGGGTTAGGTGCGGATTCATCTCTAACTGGAATGAAGAAATCTTGGTCGTTAGCTAATTGGTTATAACGTAAATCGATTTGACCAGTTTGTGGGTCAATAATTGGCATACGTTTAAATCTGTCAGCAATAGCATTCACGTATTGTTCAACATCAGCATCATCAATGTTACCAACATATATTTTGTACACACGTCTTTCTGGTGCTCTAGTCACACGATAAACAAGCATTGAATCTTCAGATAGTAACAACTGTTTCCAAATACGTCTAGCCTTCTCTAAAACAGAAGTACCATATGGTAATCTTCTATCATCACCCAACAATCTAAAGTGAGCTATTTGCCAAGAATTAAATTCAACATCACGACCTCTCCAGAAAAATTTAACTTTATCACCAGCAGAAATCTCTGGACTATTTAATTCTCTACCGCTAATCATATCGAATAAACCGCTTTCTCTACGTTCCATTTCGTAGTTAGGCATTTGTTTAGCACCAACAATACCGTTTGTGCCATCAATATGAAGAAAAACGAAATTATCCCCATATTTACATGTATTTCTAGTCCACATTGGACATGCTGTATGGAAATCTAATCTGTTGAAGAATAAATCTTCCAATATTGTTTTAACACGTTTACTATCCGAATAAATGTTAAGCATTTTACCTTGATTGTTTAGTGTTGTTGATTCTTCCATCATCACATCCAAAGCAGCTGCAATAGTTGGATAAAACTCCATTGCCTCAAAATCAGAATATGAACCAATACGTGTTGTTTCATAGTTTATTGATTGTTGGAACAAACCGTTTTCAACCTTTTTCCAAACTTGACCTAAGTATTTATTTTGTTGCGCTTGTAACTTAGCTGTTTCATAATCAGCTTTATTATCGGTTTTTAGTAACTCACCGTTACCAATATTGTATCTTTGTACCGAAGGTTGTTTTTTTGGTTTAATTCCGTCTGGACTGATAACTTGTCCCAACCTTTGAAATATTGTTAAATTTTGTTTAGCCATATTTTATTTTTATTGAAATATAATCATTAAATTGATAAATTAAATAGTTATTCAACATACCCACACTCAACGTATGCTAATCTAACTTGTTCGTAGTTAACAACAGATATGTCATAAACATAAGTGCTTATCCAATCCTCACCTTGTGAACCAGCTATTGCGTTACAAAAATCTTTTATTTTGTTTGTTTTAACCTTTTTATCATAGTTGGTCGGTTCTGGCGACCATTTATACAAAGTAGAACCAATGTTCTTTTGCATAAATACTTTTCTACCTACTGCCATTTTTATTTATCTTATTTCATTCTTCCAAACAGCCACGCATATTCACCTCTAGGGTCTTGAACATTACGATATGCTTTATGGTCTGGATTTATTTTTGTTTCCTTTTGTTTTGTTACTGGATTAACTACTGTTTTTGTTGGTAATGGGTTAGATGATGACATCCAACTAGACAAAATTGCTTTTGTTTGTTTTTCTAATCTCTCCAAATTTTTAAATGAATGTTCCATAACCCATAAACACATTGCCAATGACATAAGTAAATCATCATGGTAACCTTCCATGTGGTCTGGTCTACCGTTTTTGTAAATAAACGTTTTCATTTCAGATATAATTCTACTAGAACGTATCTTAACAGCATTTGTTCTAATCTTATATTCTAAATTTGAAATCATTGGTAGACGCACATTTGTTGCGTGGAAACCTGGAATTTTGTTTTGTTTATTGTGTGTTGTCAATTCTCTTTGCCTAGCAGATAATATTTTACCACTTGAATCATCATAATGCAAATGTTTATATTCAAATTCTAATAGTTTTAACACAGTTGATACACCCATACCACCAGTTACATCGACAACCGTATATGCCTTGTATAAATCACCGTATTCCTCAACTATTTGAGCTAATAAATCTGGTTGTATCTTACCTTGATACTCCATAACTTGTTCCATTGTAGTGAAATCAATTATAACAATTGTTGATGAATCTTCTCCATCACCTCTGGAAACGTCCACACCCATTATGTATTGATGGTTTTCTTGTGGTTCTTCCCAAACCCAAATTTCTTGTTCTAAACCAGCTGTATATTTTGGTATTTTAACGTTTGTTTTCTCATGGAATTCAATATATTCTTCGTTAATAACGTTACCCCCAGAACCAATAAATGACACATCTAACTCTTGTGCAATCATTTTAGCATCGTTGTTCATACCTCTACACATTTCTTCATACCATGAAGAAGTTGGCTTCCAACCTTCAGCTATACGAGCATTATAAGATGCAAATGTAAATTCATATTCTGGTTCTACATCATCACCTTTAACCCAACGCAAATCTTTGTTGTAACGTAAATCTTCATACCATTTCATTTCAATGATATTGAAGTTATTCTTTTTGTTTCTAGCTTGGTCGTATGTTTTGTAATATAACGCATCCATACCGTTTGGAGTTGAAATAAGTGTTGCTCGTCCACCCGTACCCAATGCAGTAAGAGCAGCACCAAACACTTCAGCACCGTTATCGATATATGCAGCCTCATCCATTATTAAGAATGTAGGTGTAAAACCCCTTAATGCGTCTTTCGATGTAGCAACCGCTTTTACACGACTACCGTTAGGTAATTTAATTTCTTTTTTAGAGTCTGTAAGGAATATTGATTTGCTTTCATTTTTAGCGTTACCATAATATTCATGACCCCATACCCATCTAGGTAATTGACCTAAAAAGTCTTTAATTTTAGCCAAGAACTCGAAAGCTAATTCTTGCTTGTTGGCAATGATTAGAATCGCTTCTGGGTTATCTTTATCCGCAAAACCAACCTTTATTGACATATATGCAGCTGTTGTTGTTGATACCCCAGCTTGTCTAGGTTTGGTTACAATGTTAAATCTATGTTTCTCATAAGCTGATATAATCTCTTTCTGTCTTGGGAATAATCTAAAAGGAACAAACCCTTCTTGAGTCTTATCGAATGTTTCCAAATAAGTCTCAATGGCATATATAGGATTTGTCAAACATCTAGCATATTCCTTAAATATTTCTTGTACTGTCAGCATAATTATTATTCTTTTTATTAATAAATATGCTGAAATCACGTAAAAACGTTTATTTCAAATGACAAAGGCCCCAAATGGAGCCTTTAAACATTATTTATTTTATATTTGTTTAAAATAATTCATCAAAATTAAAACCATCGTCATCATCGGAATCATCATCGTCAGAACCACCTATAAGTTCATCAAAATCAAAGCCTTCACCATCGGAATAATCATCGGAATTTTTACTCTCGTAAGTATCTATTTTATTCATAGCTTCATAATATTCTTCTTCAGTAAGTTCTTTTCTAACTCTATTAGCGATTTCTTTTACAATATTTTTACCTTCTTTAGTGTTAGCCATTACTTCTCTCATTTTAACATTAAATTCATCTACTGGTAAAGCGGCTAATTCACTATAAATGTGGTGCTTCAATTCAAAATCATCTGGTTCAATAGCGTTTGTAAATCTACCCCATAACCCAGGACCCATTCTCATATCCCATGGTTCAGCAGCTAAGAAATCAGCTTGACCTATAACAAATTCACCAGTGTTTCTGTCTTTCGGTAAACCATGCGCTGACAATAATTCCATAACACCTTTTACCAATTCATGTATAAGTACTGGAAACACCATTGCTTGAGCATAAATAACAGCTTTTGGGTTTGATGCAGTTGGGAATTGTACTCTAACAACCCCACCATTTACACCGTTTTCCATTTTAGGTATCACATAATACATGTAATCAGCAGCAGCCATCATTTTAGTGTATTTGTTAGCTAAACGTGGTTCGATACCAGTTAATTCATCATCCACCATATGAAACATGTGACTACATTTTTTAGCAGCACCTTGTGTCATTGCATTAAGAAACCTACGTTTATAAACTTCTTTATTAGCATTTACCATAGCATCATGATTATCAAATTCGGTTTCTACCCTAACTGGTTTAGGGTTTTTCTTTGTACCTTGCATGTTAATGTTATCAGTCAATTCAGCATTAATCTCTACAACATCTTCGCTCATGTTATATTCCTCTCTAATCATTTTAACAGCTAATTCAACAAGTTCTTTTCTGTGTTTTGTCTCTAAACCAATAGTTTCATAAACCAATGGCATCATATTACTCATTAAACTTCTATTGTCTATTGAATCACATTCAAACGCTCTTTTGTACCTATTAACAACTTCAGTGAATCTTTCACCCATAACCGATTCCTCAAATGTTGAATCTTGACTTTCTGGAAATATAGGGTGTTTACCCAATGAATGCTTTCTTTCTTTCAAGTCATTTTCTAATTCTGGGTGCATTCTCTCTGATAATCCCTCTGGGTATAATACGTTTTCATTAAGTGGTTTAGTAACACCCACTTGTTTACCCATTTTAGATTTTCTTAACGCCTCTTCAGCTATTTTTTTATAATCAGCCATTATTTTATATCTTTTACTTTAATTGTTTTTATAACATTTCTTTTTTTATTAACCGACTCTAATAATTCATTTTTAGTTATGATTTTATTTTCATTAGTCGGTTCTTGTTTTGAAATATCTTTCAATCCGTTTATCAAACCAGATAAACCATTTCTAGGTACACCAATCATTTCAGCAAAAGCTGCGATAACTTCTCTCTGTGCTATCGGTGTTTTAATTGTGTCTATGATATTCTTAGGTATTCTTTTTGATATCATGTCCATCAATTTTTTAGCTTTTATATTCATTTCTTCATCTGATTCTTCACCAGTTGGGGTAACCTCATTTAACGTTTCCATTTTTCTTCTAGAAGCACCGAATAACCTTTCATTTGTGTATTTTTTAAATCTACCAACATTCATGTATTCTTCTTCTTCCATTTTGTTACATGAAAGCATCTCTTCAATAGTTTTAAATTTTCTTACTTCGTTTGTTTGTTTATTAACTAAATAATGTTTAAAACCTTCATAGGTGTCGTTTTTATGTTTTTCAACTTCCATTTCCAATGTTTCTTTCATTGGTAATGCTATTTTTTGTTCAAACTCATCAATACTATGTATGATATTGTTACCATTGTCATCCATATCATCTAAACAATAAACAGCCATACCTATTTCACCATTAGGGTGGATACCTCTAATCATTTGATAATTTTTATCAGCAATTGTGAATGGTTTTGACACCTCGCCAGTATTCACATCTTTAACGTTAGATAAATATTTTATTGTTGCTTGGTCTTGCGGTTCAATAACAGCATCAGTTTCAAACAAATCAGATATTGATTGAGTATCATTATCTTTTGATAACTTTACCTCTAAATTTTTATTCGTCTTTTGTAACGCAGCTAATTTTTGTGTTGTTTGTGGGTCTTTTAAATCATCTTGTGTCACCCTCAATTCAAATTTATCACCCTCGTTTATTTTATTTTTGTTTTTCATGATTTTGTTTATTATATTGTAATATTAGGTCTTTTTCATATAGTTTGGCTTCAACCTCATTTAATGGTTCACCAAATTTAAAACAAAGTCTTTTTTCTGGATAAGAATCATATGCGTTAATGTTTTCCCAAGCTAACGCAATCACCTCATCCACAGCATCCCAAACAGCAAAAGTGTCACTATCTTGAACCATATCAAATTTAATTTCAGACTCTAATCTACCAACTTTTTTGATATAATGGTCATGTGGTGCCGATGGCCTTCCAGAAGCTGGAAAGGTGTCCCAATCTTCACCATCTATGTTTTGAATAGTGTCCGAAAATATAAATTCATACAAGTAATTTTCCTTGTAATCTTTACCTATTTTATTGACATATATTAAAAACAAATCCTTCATTACTTAATAGCTTTTGGGTCTGGTGTTACTTCTGGCATAGGAAGAAACGGTTTATCTCTTCTACTTGGAGAAATATTAGGTTGCACTTCATTTGGTTTAGGTTCAACCTTTGGTTTTGGTGTCACTTGTGGCTCTATCATTGGCTCAGCATCATGTCCGAATGTTTCATGTAATTTCATAGCTAAATAGTTTTTATCAAATATACTAAAATTTTCTGATAGATTCAAGTCTTCATTAGCAGATTTTTTACCCCATTTCTTTCCTTTGCCTCTAGTACCACATGATGCTGGTGTTGGTCTACATGCTGGATATTTAGCTCTTTTTTCGCCTTCTTTTCTACCACATGTTTTACATTTTTTCTTTCCAGTCTTAGGGTCTTTTCTACACGTATTGCAATCAACCCAACCTTTAGATTTACCTTTACCACCTTGTCTTTCAAACCAACCATGAAGTCCTTTGCTTTTTTCTTTTGAGAAATCAGTCTTTTTCGCTTCATAAACTTCTAAGTTTTCTTCTTCTAAACTCGGTTCATAATCATCGCCAAATGACTCATCTGTACTATTACCCCAATTAGCAGCACCAACATTTCTACATTTAACTAAAGCACCAGAAGCGTAGGCAGATGGCCATACATCATATCTACTTCTTACTTTATAGTAACAAGCATCTTTTTTCTTTTTCTTCTTTTTCTTTTTACGACCTTCCTCTATTGTTTCATACAAAACAACAACTTCATACTCACTTTCTTCATCAAATTGAGTTTCGATAATTTCAACAACCAACTCAGTTGACCCCTTAATTACCCTATGAAATGTGTTCTTTGGGATGAAATATTCACCATTTTTAGATAGTTCGATAGGTAAATTGTTATCGAACTGCAATTTCCAATCATTCTCATTGATTGGAATTACAATTCTATCTTCGTGGTCTTGGTGCCATGTTAATTCATTTGAATCAACATTAGCATCAAAAACTCTTTTTATAATATTACCGTTTTTATTATCTTTATAAGGTTTCATATTAATCTTTTTTTTCTTGCCATTTATAAGATATTGAATCTTCTTCTATTGGTCCACCCTTGGCCCATGTTCTACAGCTTCTTGCAGAATGACATTTAAAATTATGCATCCAACAATAACCTAATCTACCATCTTTATCAGATACTGGTCCTGGCATACAATCAACCATTCTAGGTGAGATATCAAACGCTACGCAATTACCGCATTTTGATTTTTTAGCTGCTTCAACAGTAGTATTCCAATGGTCAGCTATTTTTTCCCAAAAATCAGCTGGTTCGTCAACATTCAATGGTCCATATTGAATATGTTTTTCTTCAATAGCAGCATCTCTATTGTTAGTGTTTAGTTCTAAATCTTGAGTGGGTTTAGGACATTCCATTTCTGGTTGACCTAAAACACTTTTGTTTTTGCGCTCGATTAATAATCTTTTTTGTTTTTCAATTCTTCCCATAGTTTATAAATTTTTACCAAAATCTACCACCACCAGATAATCCTAATAATTTAGCATATCTTGGTAAACGACAAGACCAGTATCCAGCTTGTGTTTTATCATTTTTTTGTTCACAATTATGTCTGTCTGCAAATGCTTTCCTAGCTTTTGGGTCTTTTAACTTAACAGCTAAATTACCACCACCAGATTTAGCACCAAACGATACCTTTTTAACTTTTCCAGTTTTAGGGTTTTTAACATAAACGTAGAATTTTTTAGAACCACCTCTTTTAGGTTTACCTATTTCTACTTTTTTACCTTGGTACTCAGCTTCATTTAATTCTTCAGCCTCAACCTCTTCAAAAATAAAATTCATTTTAATTTTATCATTACCAACTTGTAAATAACCTAAATCAAAATCGTTTACAATAAACGCATCATTTTCATTCAATGTTATTAATCCTTTGCTGTATAATGTTTTAACTTCTTTAATAAGTGAAAAGAATTTATCTGAACCATATCTAAATATTGATTCACCCAACGCAATTTCATTTTGTAAATGGTAAGCTAATTCGCTAGAAACTGGAACGTCTTGTTGAACTTCCATAGGTTTTGACCATTCAGCATATTCATCGTCCTCATCCTTTGTTTCGTTCATTAAGAAATCAAATACTTGGTCCATATTGTTTTTTGCTTCTGCAATATGGTCAGCAGCCCAATCATGACCACTGTTTAATATTGCTTCGATTTGACCTTCATCTAAATCTAATAATAAACCACATTGTCTTTTCATTTGTTCTAAATTACTGAAGAACATATATCTAGTTGGTGCCTCGCCATCACCACCTTCTTTTAAAATGTCGTTTGAATTTGGTTGAAACATATTGTTTCTTTTTGGTTCATCTAAGAATAGGTTATCCATTTTAGCCTCATAGACTGAAAGTTCTTGTAAACCCTCTTCATTATTAGCGGTATCATTTGAAATATTACCACCATCGCCATCACCAAGGTCGCCAAAGTCCCCAGAATTATCGCTGGTATCATCTTGATTATCGGAATTATTATCTTCATTATCCTCATCACCAGCATTATTTATTTTTTTGATTATATCTTTTTTGTCTTCTTCATCCATCTCAGCTGTATGTGTTGCTGAAATTAAAGAATTAATAGCGAATTTTTCCAAATCAAAATCTGGTTCACCTCTTTCTTCAGTATATTTTCTTAAAGATTGACCTAATTTTCCAGTAAGCTGTTCAATGAATTTTTTTGGGTCTTCTTCTTCGTTAGCTTCAACACCAGCATCAAATGGTTCGTCATCAAACGGTTTATCATCTTTTGGTGCTTCTTCTTCACCCCCAAAATCACCGAAACCAGCGTCATCGGCTGGTTCGGAAATAGGTTCCGCTGGAGCTGGTGCAGCTGGTACATCAACTTTCAGCTTATATTTTGTCTCTTCGTTTACTTCAGAGCTTTTTTTTTTAATTCACCTTCTAAAAGTGCGTCTAATCTTTTGATAGCTTCTTCAATAGATTCTTCATAATGCGTTTCATCTAAAGCACCAGCTCTAACTTTTTTCAAGTCATCAGAACCGATATCACCATCTTTATCGATATCCAATTCATGTTGACCACCATGTAATTCTTCTGGTATATTAATTTCTTTAGGTGGATTAGGTAATTGATTAGGGTCATCATGTTTACCCATAGTATAATCAACATCTTCATCTTCAAATACACCTCTACCTTTAAGAATATCAGCTCTAGTAACTTCACCATCACCAGTTAAATCTGGAAACTTAGCTTCATCATATCTAGCCATCATTTCTTCAATAGCAGCTTCATATTCATTTAATTCAACATCATCACCCAAAGAAGTCATACCTTCATTTTTCTTAAATGTTTCTGGGTCTCTATCTTCTTTGTTTGCTGTTGCGTAATAAACTTGTTTACCTTTTTCTTCACCATATTGGTCAATGAAATTTTGCATAGCTTTTTCATCGTATTCACTCATAGGTTTATTACCGTGTAAGTTACCTTCACCAGTGAAGCCCATACCAAAACCTTCGTTAACTTTTTCAAACTCATCAGCAACTTTTTTATCGGCAATATTGTCACCAAATTGACCTTCTTCTTTACCTTCTTTTGCTTTGTTTGATAATGGTGCGCCTTTCTTGTCAACAACATATTCTTGGTTATCACCAATTCCTTTTGATGCAGACAATGCTTGGTCAGCTTTTAACGGATGATGTTCCAATAAATTATCATCTTCAAAAACGTTAATATCACCACCTTTGTTATAAGCTTCAGCCAACGATTTAAATTTTAAATTTAATTGTTTAATAGCTTTAGCATAAGATGGGTAAGCTTCATTTTTTTTGTTTTGTAAACCACCAATATATTTAAAATCTTCTAACATTAAACCAGTTGTTTTGTCAGTTCTTTTAATATAATACTCATGGTTTTCTCTGATAATAGCATAAGCGTTACCATCTGGACCAATTTTAGTCAATTCAACAGCGTGATTGCCTTTATTTTCACTTTCGTTAATTGGTTTAATACCCATAAGAGATAATTGACGCTCATGTATTTCGTTACCTTTAAGACCAATTGGGTTGATTATTTGTTTATTTTTCATATTATAATTTAATTTTTTGGTTATTTTATACATTAGGGCTTCCAGTATATACATTTATTGGGTCACCCAATAAATAACAACCAGTTCCACCACTAACTGTTCTAATGTGTAAATTAATACTTGATGCTGCACCAATATCTATAACTACACCATTAATAGCTATTGTACAACCAGCATCTCCACCATATATCTCAGTATATGTGTGTGCTGTTAAGTTAGGTGCCGTGGCTGGTACTATAATACTATATATATCGTTATTTCTTGCCATAGTAAATTGTTTTCTAATAAATATTGCCAAAAATAAAAAAAGCACCATTATAGTGCTTTTATTTAGTTTTTAATTTATTTTTACTCTTCCAGTGAATCTTTTTCTATCGAAATGTAGATATCACCATACCAACCAAAAATTTGGTCATTAAATTCTTTTTCTGGTCTAAACTCATCCATATTTAATTCGATTTCATCAAAAAAATATTCATTTGGAAATCTAACCTTAACTTTCTTTCTATTCGCCATGATTAATTTGATAAAGGTGCTTTTATTGTTGCGTGTGATTTATACCCTTCAATTACAAAGTCTGTGTTATCTAAATGTGTTATCAATGATAAATCATTACCTAATTCTTTAAAGAACTCATCAGTCTTCATCATTTTTAATGTAGGTAATTCATACGGTTCTCTACCGATTTGTTCTTTTGCTTGTTCTATATGGTTTGAATATAAATGAACATCACCTAAATTACCAATCAATTCATCTGGTACCATATTAACTGATTTAGCAATTATTTCAAGTAGTAAACCATAAGATGCTATGTTGAATGGTAAACCTAAAAAT